GGAAGCCATTGTGGTATCCTCCTTGGGACGTTGGTAAAGTTAATTTCGCTTGACCCTCTCCCCGAGAGGATATTTGGAAGTCCCTTAGGCCCTAAGGAACCGTTATGTTATGCATACTATATATTATAAAGATCCCTGTGTACATAAAAAAGTTAAGGGGCCCCTGATGGATTATCAAGGACCCCATGATGGATTAGTTCAACCCGTCGGAGATCTTCTGAAGTGCAGTACGGTTTTGGCCGCCCTGACCACCCTGACCGCCTTTTCCACCACGACCACCGCCACCAGTGGTTCCTTGGAACAGGTGAGGAGCGGATTTGCTCACGCCTTTCATCCACTCAGCTACAGTCATCGGGCTGACTGCGTCTTGGCCATAGATTATCTGACCCTTATCATTCATTGGGACAGCTTGTCCGTCCTGAATCTTGAATACTGACTTTGCACGAAGCAGGATATCATCGACTGCGGTTGGCAATACACCGGCAGTGGTTGATGCAGAACGAACAGCTGAGTCAATCAGGAGACTCTCAAGTTGACGAGTCGCAACATTCAGTTTATCACTCAGACTGTTCACCTCAGTTGAGTGCTGAGTCTTCATTTGCTCAGTACGAACAGATACAAGTTCATCAATCTTGCCGGCATCAACCAGCTTGCTTTCCTTGAGCTGCTGCTCAATGCCCTGGAGTTCCTTGTACTTGGTTGGATCAATACCATTGAATTGCTCCAACTGCTGCTTCAGAGATATGTTATTATCCCTGAATTCAGCGAGCTTACTGCTCTCGACCATACCTGTAACGTCCAGTCGGAACTTGCCGTCTTCACCTTTTACATACTCTTTTGCGACATCCGGTGCAACACCTTCGATACTCTCAAGAATCGCCTTCAGTGCCATGATTTAATCTCCTCTCTTGATTATTGCAAAGTACCCGAAGTAGCGGGTTTAAGATTCTTTATAATATCCTCATCAGTCATAGTAGGTGGAATTATCTCACCTCTACGAAGATTGTGGATTAATACTTCAACCGTTATACCTCCCTCTACATATGACTTAACCAGTGACTCAATCTCTTGGCCACTTAATTTACCGGCCATAAAGTCAACGTTCAGGGATATAACCATGTCGTCTTCATTCATACCACCAATATTCGCGATTGTACGATATGATTTTGTACATAGAGACTCTGCAGACTTTGCATTGATTGCCAATGATGCAGTTTCTGACATAAACCGCATGCGGACAACATCAACAGCCTCAGATCCACGAGTACTATTATCAATAAACCGTGCGCTCATTGATGCCAACTGAGTCTCTTTCTCTTTGAGTGCATTCTCAAGACTCTGGAGACCCTGACCTGTAAACTCAAGATACTTTGCATCACCGTTATCTGGTAGGTTCCAAGCAGTCATCGAGCCAACCTTTAACACAGTGGCTGCATCTACACCAATAGCCACAGGTGTCGGTAGTCCAGTAAAGTGACGACCATGCTCCAGGTCAGCACTAGTCATATAATGTGAGATATTAATGTTGACTATATCCATCATCGGTGGGCGAACTACATCCGCACTTATTCCATACGGATTAGCAATATAAAAGGGGACGTAATTGAGTCTGTTACCCTTAAACGTAGGTTCAATAGTGTCGATAGACTCAAGTTTTTCATTATATAGATTTACTACATAGTTACCATCAGCATCTAGACCTAATTCACGATACTGAGTGGATACAACCTTCACAAATCTGTCATTCTCGTCTGCGGTTACTACCTCCTCTGTTAGCATACACCATGTAATATTACCGTATTCATCTATATCCCAGTTGAGGATATTCTCAGCACGATACGTAGTCACATATAAGTCTCCACCATCTGTCGGTGCATCAACTAGATGGCCGATACGTCCGATTAATAACAAGTCAGATAGTGTCGTGCCCAGCAACTCTAGGAACTGTAAGCCATTTGCATCTTTGAAGTACTGAGACATATCTTCCGGGTACTTCAATAATGGTTCACGTGCAGTAGACATACCTACAAGTGCGGATACAGTCTTTGCAGTCATGCCATAGAATAACGCACGATTCTTATATGCGTTATATTCATCCGTAGTCATCCCTGATAAGATAGGTAGATAATCAGTCCCACGTAATTTAATGGTCTCAGACCCATCCATAACGTCACGACATTTCTTCCAAAGCGCAATATGCGCATCATACTGTGGATGAGTGCTATTAACTGGCATATTAGGCCCCCTGTACCTTTGTCATTTTTGCAATCTTATTTATCGCTAACACTTTATATCTCAGAACGTCATAAATATGGTCTTCCTGAAGTGTCGAAATATCCTCAGGGTTCTTATCATCATTGCTTAAGTTTGGCAATGTTCTTATCGTATGGAAACAATTCCGGAACACAAAAAGCCCGGGTTTCTCCATTGGTCGTTTCATCGAAGCAGCTAACATATTCCGTATCAGCTGCAAACCTAAGATCCGAGACCCTGGTGCCTTGTTACTGCGTGTGTACTTAACGCCACTAAGTGCCATGTCATCAGCAATTGATGGGCCACCCTCTTTGTTAAAGATCGTGTTATCAGCAGGTCCTGGGTTAACTCTGAGGATCTTCATCTCACGCTCATAGCGTGCAATCCTCTCACCTTGATCCGACGCTGTAAGCCTCAGACCCTCAAACCGCTTGTTACAGAAATACAACTCGTCGATTACGAACAGACTACCTTTAGGTACCCAGCACACGCTACCATCCGCAGCTGTAAACTCTTCACCATCAGCCTCAGCGAACCACAGTGACGCCGCCGGAGCACTATAACCGTAGTCATATCCTCTACTGACATGCCACGTAGGCGGTATATCAAACGGGTCAACTACGTGATATGCGGACCGCCACAGGTCTGACAGACCTCCGACGCTCATAGCCTCCCAGTCTCCTGTTAACATCGCATCAACCATCGACGTATCACCAAGACCTTTTACCCTTGCGGCATAATCAGGGTCATTGGCCATCAGTACCTTATTATCAGTCAGACGAGCTGGGATATAAATCCGCTTCATCGATCCTTCGTCCTCAGGTGCATGAAATACTTTATATGCGCCATGATCCACGAACTGTGACTTGAAATACATATGGCCAACGTTGCCTGGGTTGGCGGTGTATATAATCCTTGGAAACAACTTCTTCCACTTATCCGGCACCATCAACGAGCCGAGACGCACCCTCGACCGTAAAAACCTTATCATCATCGGTGTAAAGTGTGTCGACTCGTCAATCACCAAGAGCCCGATCTGCGCACCTTGGTGAGTATAAACGTCGCTCTCATACTGAGCGTGAGCCAACTGTATCCGACTCCCATTAAAAAAGGTGAACGAGTAATCCGATTTACTGAAAACTACGTCACCTTGGTCAATAAGGTCCTTCAACATCTCCAGGTACCCACCTGGAGTATAAATATGGTTGGCTAATACCTCCTTAAACGTCCTACGAAACAAGTACGTAACCAGTCCTGGAATCTCCAAGCTATAAATTATCGTCGCTACCCTTATCAGATACGACTTACCACCTCCAAGGGCCCCACCGTACAAAATCTCTTGTGCTTCGGTGATAAGGGCCTCTTTTTGCGGCGGATACAGTTTAAACTCAGTCATTACACAGGCTCAGGCAGCTGATGATACTCCGCGTCGATAACGTCAAACAGTGATACCTTCACACCACGGTTCGGGTCTATCGGAGCTTTAACCTCAAGCGACTTCAGTTCAGGCTCAACATATTTCGCAATAGTTTTGTGACACTCAAACTGTAGCTTGAGGTCCTCAGTGGTATCTGCAATTTCGGCGATGGACATAAGAGGATGGTAATTAGGGAATTTGGTCCTAATCATGCTTAAAATCGGACTTATTTGGCTTGATACAGTTAGCGCACCCATGGCTTACCTCCTTTATCACTACTATATATTATATAAGGACCATTGTACACAAAAATTGTTATGGATAGCATGGATCCTTTAAAATAATATAAGTACTTAATATTATTAGTTATTTTTAAGCGCTCTGGAGCTATTTTTAATAAATGATGCATAGTTATATATTAAGAACATATATTTGACGTAGTCAGAGCGTATCCAGAGCGTTCAGTAACAGTTGGTTTGTCGTATATTCTTTGAAATATGCTCCAGGTTCATCGTTCTGAGCTCAGTGGGCTATGTACTAAGCACTGTGATCCATGTACTAGGTATGGTTCTCCATGTACTAGATACTACTCTCTATGTACTAGGCACTGCCCTCCAGGACCCATGAGCTAAGCCATAAAAGCTTTGAAAATTGAAAAATGCCCCGGAGGCTGGACATGGATTCTATCAATACTAGGGGCCCCAGTAAGTATTTGCATATATGAATATACGAATATATAATTTATCGAATATTCATATAATTGCATATATCCGAACATTAAAAAGGGAATCCCTTTCGAGATTCCCTTAATGAATTTCCTTTAATGATTCTTACTTTTTGGATTTTGCATATACACCCTTGAAGGTATATCCATTACGAGCGCTATAGACTTGTCCATACGATAATCCTAATGCTTCGGCACATTTCCGATGAGATTCATCTTTCAAATCGCCCAGAAGGATCATCTCAGCATCAGCCTCGGTCATTTCCCTCGTTGATTCGGGACCGCGGTTCCTAACATTATCGCTCGACTTTCTAGAACTCAGTTCTTCGACCTTCGCACGAAGTTCCTTTACTTCCTCGACAAGTTCATTGTGCGAAGCAACAAGTTGATTGTGAAGTTCCACCATCGCGGCCAAAGTAATTTTGTTCTTTTCCATGATTCGTCTCCTTTGTTGGGTAGTTGCTGCTTGATTATGGTTATACTTTATCACGATTTTTCTACAATGTACACAATTATTTTCATCGATCCTTCATTAAACTGTACGGCGCATGTTCGATGCAAGCCTCGTGGTTTCCTCGTCTCGTCCATTTTCCATGATCGTCTCCTTTAATGAATTATTTGCTGCTTGATTATGATTATATCTTATCACATCATTTGCGACATGTACACATTTATTTTCGCATTTTTATATTATTTTTCGTTAATGTTCCGGGGAGAATTGCGTTCTACGCACCCAGCCCGTAGGGTAATATGTATATTCGACAAATCATCACATCGATGATCCGGAGCGCTCAGAATCGTCGATCATTTTGGAACGGTTTTTGCATACGGGAATTTCATATATTCGAGATTTTGAATATATGAGATTTTGAATATATGAGATTTTGAATATTCGAGTTTTTGAATATTCGAGTTTTTGCATATTCGAGTTTTTGCATATTCGAGATTTTGC